AGTGAGAGCAAGATTTATCATGGGAGAAAGAATTGGAAATGAACCATCGAGAACTGGATTTTTTATTAATTATACTACCGGAGTGGCACATAGAATACATTCTTAATTATTTTTTGTTTATCTTTGTTTTTTAATAACAATAAAGATGAAAAACAAATCAGAAGCAAGACTTCGTCAATTTGATGTAGCATACATGGATATTGCAAAAAGGTGGGCTCTATTGTCTTATGCTGTAAAAAAACAAGTAGGAGCTATCATAGTTAAAGACCGGATGATAATCTCTGATGGCTTAAATGGAACGCCCAAAAATTTTGACAATAAGGCAGAAGATATGGACGGTAAGACGCACTGGTACACATTGCATGCGGAATCTAACGCCATCCTCAAATTATCAACTTCAACCCAAAGCTCAATAGGAGCTACTTTATATGTTACTTGTTGTCCATGCAGGAATTGTGCAAAATTAATTTTGCAATCCAAAATAGCAAGGGTCGTGTACGACGAAGATTATAAAACAACTGATGGCGTTGATTTCTTAAAAAAAGCCGGCATACAAGTTCAAAAAATGAGTGAGATTAAAAATAACTATACTAATATTATAGATGCCTTTGAACTGGATATGAAAGATAATAAATGCACTCATACACATAGTGCTATTTGGAAATCTCTTACAGAAAAAGATTTAGAGTCTGTTGATAGTGCTGCTAATTTCATATTAGAAAACCACACAGAGAATCTTTCTTTGATCAGAGCATACTTAATGGAAACGAATGCATATAAGATAAATCTAAAGAATCGAAACAAAGTATATGTTAAAGCAATTCAAATTTGTGATAATTCTGGTTTAAATACTGCAGATTTCTTGTCAAATCTTAAATAATATGGAATGTATTCCAGAAAATAAAATCATAGAGTATCCTATTAAAAAATTTGATAATCTTAATAGGGTAATTTATATAGATTGGAATGGAGTTGAGCGTTGCATTAATGTTTTTTGGGGTGACACAAATAAAATTAAAATAAAATATAGACTTTGGCATAGCGAAACAGAAGTTGAAGCTTATGACGAAAAAGGAAACGTTATTTTTCAAAGCTCTGCCGGAGTTATAGTTATAAAATTTCCAAGATTAAAAATTAAAGATGGAAAATTACTTTATACTGTTGAAAGAAAAAAAATAAAAGAATGGTTGAAAAAACTTGATTGTAATAAAAATTAATAATAAATTTGTAGAATAATTAAATTCATACGGAACTATAGATTTTATAATTTTTCATACTATTTATCTTCAAAAGATAAAAATTATGAAAAAAAGCAAAAAAACAGAAGTCTGTTGTGCAGTGTGTAAAAAAGTAGAATTTGTATACTTAAGTAGGGCAAAAAAATATAACACTTGTTCTGTTGAATGTATGGGTGAATATAATAAATCACCTAATAATGTAAAATGTTTTTCTTGTGGAAAAGAATTTCACTTACAACCAAAAAGAACAAAAAGACTTACTGATGAAAAACATATAACTTGCTCAATGAAATGTGCTGGTGAATTAAAAAAAATTATTTACCTCGGTAGGAATAATCCAAATACAAAATATATGATTGATGATAATTTTTTTAAAAAAGTAGATACGGAACAAAAAGCGTATTTGCTTGGATGGATAGCTAGTGATGGAAATTTAGCTCCAAATGGTACAATAAATATTTCTATTCATAAAAAAGACAGGAAGTGCTTAGAGGAATTAAGAGATATAATTTGTAAAGATATTCCAATTTCTAATGGAAAAAAAAGTATGATAACGCTTAGAATTTGTTCAACTACAATGAATAATGATATTTGCTCACTTTTAAAAATAAAACCTGAAAAAAAATCAGACATAGTTGATTTTCCAAATTTAGAAAATGACGATTTAAAATGGGCATTTATAAGAGGTTTTTTTGACGGAGATGGGTGTGTATCTTTATTTACTGAAACACACGCTGCTCCTAGTTGTAATATAGCTACTAATTCAAAATTAATGCGTAAAGGAATTATTGAATTTGTTAATATACCAAATTGGACTAACGATGTAGACAAAATAGAATGGTATGGAAATAATGCTCTTGATTTTTTATCTAAAATATATGACAATAGCTCTATTAAATTACAAAGAAAGTATGAAAGATATTTAGACATTTCTGCTTGGGTTCCATCTATATCTTATAGCAGACATTTTAAAACTGAACATTTTAAATTCTCAAAATCTATAAAAGAAGCTGTATCACCATCTAAAACAAGAGCTTCAGATTCTGGATATGATTTGGTTATACTTAAAAAGATTAAAACCATTGGAGAAGTTGAATTTTATGACACCGGAATAAAAGTTAAACCTACATTTGGATATTATTTTAATTTAGTACCAAGAAGTTCAATAACAAAGACTGGATATATGTTAGCAAATTCAATTGGCGTTATTGATAGAACATATCACGGTAGTATAATAGTCCCTTTAATAAAAATTGATAAAAATGCACCTGACATTCAATTGCCAGCAAAAATAGTTCAAATCATACCAACTTCCATAATTCATGTAGAGTTTAAGGAAGTTGAAGAACTTGAAGAAACACAGCGTGCAGAAGGGGGATTTGGAAGTACAGATTTGAAAAAAAATAAAAATAGTTCAATATAACTTTGAAAATAGTTTTGAAATTATTATTTCTGAATAAAAACAAAATATCCGCAACAATTACACAACAAATACGTTTATAATAAAAAATAACATTTAAATTTTATAATATGCAAGACGAATTAAATAATGATGAAAATCAAGGTCCGGTAAATCCGAATGAAACATCAACTCGAAAAAAAGACAAGTCAAAAACTCCTATGTTGGATAATTTTGGCAAGGATTTGACCAAAATGGCATTAGAAGGAAAACTTGAGCCTGTAATCGGAAGAGAAAAAGAAATCGACCGGGTGATTCAGATTTTGAGTAGGAAAAAGAAGAATAACCCCGTCCTTATTGGGTTTCCCGGTGTTGGAAAAACTTGTATTGCTGAAGGTTTGGCAATGAAAATAGCTCACAAAAATGTTAGTAGGATTTTGCATGGAAAGAGAATTATTTCTCTTGATCTTTCTTTGATTGTTGCAGGTACTAAATATCGCGGACAATTTGAAGAAAGAATGAAAACTCTCATTGAAGAAATTGAACAAAATGAAGATGTAATTGTCTTTATGGATGAATTACATACAATCATTGGAGCGGGTAATGCTGCCGGAAGTTTAGATGCTTCTAATATGATTAAGCCAGCTCTTGCTAGAGGACAAATGCAACTCATAGGTGCCACAACAATAGACGAGTATAAAAAATCTATAGAAAAAGATGGTGCTATGGAACGTCGTTTTCAAAAAGTTATGGTTGATGAACCATCAGTAGACCAAACAAAAGAAATTATCAATCAATCTAAAGGGATGTATGAAGAATTCCATGGAGTTGTATTTGAAAATGCTGCTATTAATGCGGTTGTTGATTTGGCTGATAGATATATTACTGGACGATATTTTCCAGATAAGGCATTTGATGTGCTGGATGAAGCTGGTTCAAGAATACATATTGACAATTTAAATACTCCTCCAGAAATTATTCAAATTGAACTTGAAATCGAGGAAACAAAAACACAAAAAGATATTTTTGTTAAAACTCAACAATACGAACAAGCTGCAAAAATTAGAGATAAAGAAAAAGAATTAAGCAGAAATCTTGAGTTAAGGAAAGCGGAATGGGAAAAAACTGAAAAAAACAATCGTATTCCAGTTACAGAAGCTGATGTAGCTAAAGTTATTTCAAAAATGATTGGAGTACCAGTAACAAAATTAACTGAAGATGAAGGAGTAAAGCTTATTAATATGCCGGAAGAACTTAAAAAACGTGTTGTTGGTCAAGATAATGCGGTTGTTAAAGTAGCAGAGGCTATTCAGCGAAACAGAGCTGGACTTAATAATCCAAATAAACCAATTGCATCATTTATATTTTTAGGCTCCACCGGTGTAGGTAAAACGGAATTAGCAAAAGCTTTAGCTCAATATCTTTTTAATGATGAAGATGCTATGATTAAAATTGATATGAGTGAATATACAGAGCCTCATAATATAAGTAGATTGACTGGAAGTCCTCCAGGATATGTGGATAGCTCCGAAGGTGGTCAGCTCACAGAGAAGGTTCGCAACAAACCATATTCAGTTATTTTGTTTGATGAAATCGAAAAAGCTCATCCACTTGTACATAATATTTTCCTTCAAATACTTGATGAGGGTAAACTTACAAGTGGACTCGGAATAACTGTGAACTTTAAAAATACTATAATTATTATGACTTCCAATGTTGGAACTAAAGAAATGTCTGAATATAAATCTGTTGGATTTGGTCTTGGAGAACGTAAGAGTGTTGATATTGAAGAAATTGTTAAAAAAGCTCTTAAGGGAAAATTTAAACCAGAATTTTTAAATCGCCTCGATGAGCAAGTTATTTTTAATCTTTTAACAAAAGAAAACATAAATGAAATAACCGGTATTCATATTAATAATTTTTCAAAATTAGTAGAGAAACAAGGTTATAAACTTGAAGTTAGTAAATCTATGAGAGAAATCATTGCAAAAGACGGTTTTAGTGAAGAATTTGGCGCAAGGCCAATTTTGAGGATGATAACAAAATATATACAGACACCGATTTCTAAGGATTTACTTTTAAAAAAATTCACAGCAGGCGACACAATATATGTTGACTGGGACAAAAAAAAAGAAGAAGTAAAAGTTACTTCTAAAAAGTAAAAAAGAAAGCCTGAAATTATTCAGGCTTTTTTATGCAAAAAAACTTTTACTTCCATTCCAATATTCTGAATAAGTTCTTTCTATGTGATATGGTAAAAAATTTGGTAAATTATTTTTTTCCTTTTCTTCTATATATTTAGAACGATTAGATATGTCTGGCCTATTGTCTTTTAACCATTTTTTTGCTTCATAAAAATTTAAAAATTCTTTTTTTGAATATTTGTTATTATAATTATAAAGAAAATCTTCAATACTTATCCATGTATTTTTTGTTTTATATGTTCTTTCAGGATTGTATGGTAAAAAATATATTTTTTCACTTTGAATATATAATCTATAGTCTTGTAGTGTTTCTAAATTAGGATTATTATTCTTAAGAAAAATTTTTGCATCATTATAATTTAACATTGTTTTCTTGACAGAGTTAGAGTTATAGCCTTTTGATAATTTATTTAAAAAATCTTCCCACCCAATCCATCCTTTATTTTTAAAAACATCTTTTGGGCATTTCGGTATATGAGTTGGTAATTTATATTTTATTTTTTTGAAATCACTTTCAAATATTAAATCTGGATATTTTTCGTTAATCCATTTTTTACATTCTTCATAAGTTATGAAATATTTAATTTTACCTCCGCCACGAGGTCCAAATTGTCCACCAATTTGTAGATTGGTTAGTTTGCAACCTTTTTCTTTGTAAAAATTTATCCAAAATCTTTCTCTTTCTTCCCAGTTATGTTCGTTAACTATTTCAATTATTTTAATATCTATTTTTCCGCCTTTAACTATTATAGACTGCATCCACTTATCTTTATAGGTTTTTTTAAACTTTGAAATATATTTATGTTCACTTAATCGTCCTTTTATTGTTCTTTCTGTTTTTCCTATATATTTTATTTCCTCTGGTGTATTAGCTTCGAATAATCCATATATTATAATTTTTTTCATTTTACTGATTTTAGCCTCGTTCATACTTTTGAGGTAATATTATGTAAATATGATAATTATTTAAGAAAATGAAATAGTTATTATTTTATTAAGATTTATTTTATTTTACAATAAAAAATATTACATTTGTCAACACATAAACAAACTAAAAAATATAATATGCAAAACATTATTGAAAAATTTGAAATAGCAGGAAAAAGCGCCAACATAAATAAAAAGCTAATCTCCAGTTCGACCAACAAATTAATTGACCATTCTATTAAAAATCTATCTCCAAGTGTAATAGAAGAATCAAGTTCTGGACAATTAATATCATATGATGTGTATTCTCGTCTTTTAAAAGATAGAATAATCTATTTTTGCCATCCGGTAACTACTGAAACTTCTAATATTGCAATAGCACAAATATTGTTTTTAGAAATGACTGAAGGTAAAAAAGATATTACATTTTATATCATGAGTCCGGGCGGGGAAATTGACTCAGGAAGCGCAATTTTAGACACATTCGAGCTTGTTTCGTGTGATATTAAAACGGTTGGAATGGGAGTTGTTGCAAGTATGGGTACAATGCTTTTATCAAGTGGGACGAAAGGTAAAAGATATGCATTACCAAGTTCAAGAATAATGATGCACGAATTAGCATCTGGATTTGAAGGAAAAATGAAAGATTTAAAAGTAAGTTATGAACAATGTCAAATAATGGAAAAAAGATTGTATGAAAAACTTTCTAAAAATACAGGACAGGATTATGAAACAATATTCAATAAATGTCAAAAAGATTATTGGGTTTCAGCAGAGCAAGCAGTTGGAGAAGGATTAATTGACGAAGTTCTAATAAAAAGAAAATAAGAGGTAGGGAGCAAAAATAACCAAATCTCAAGTAAGCGGAGTGTTGTATAATACAACATTCCGTTTTACCTTTTTAAAAAATTAATATTTTTAAGTACAAATTTAAATAATTAGATAAAGCGTAATAGATTTATTTTTTTTTCATATTTATTATTAAATATAAAAAATGAGAAAGAAATGGACAGAAAAAGAAATTGATTTTTTAATAGAAAATGTAAAAAAAATCACATTAAATGAAATAGCAGAAAAATTAGAAAAAAAAATAAGTGTAGTTAAATCTAAATTATATAAATTAGGTATATGCACTATTAAATGGTCAAAAGATGAGGATGATTTATTACGTGAAAATTTTCCACTTAAACCAACAAGATTATTAATTGAATTATTTAAAAACAGAACTAGGAGTTCTCTTCTAAATAGAGCAACATTTTTAGGATTGAAGAGAAATAATGAAGCTAGATTTGTTTATAAAAAATATAAATACAATGTTAATCATAATTTTTTTGATGATTTTTCACTTGAAAATTGTTATTGGGCTGGTTTTATATCAGCTGATGGATGTGTAAAACCTATTAATTCTTTATTAAGTATAAAATTAAGTAGTAAAGATGTTGAGCATTTAGAAGTTTTTAAAAAAACAATAAATTCTAATGCTCCAATATTCATTAGAGATAACAACTCTTTTGGTACTGAACATAAATCAGCAACTATAGACATATATTCAAAAAATATAATAAATAAATTAAAAATAAATTTTTTAATTACTAATAAAAAAACATTTACAGCAGTGCCTCCAACAATAAAAAATTCAAATCAAAAAATAGCATTTATAATTGGGTTATTAGATGGGGATGGTTCAATATATAAAATTAATAATAATTTAAGAATAACATTTTTAGGCACATTAAAAATGCTTGAATGGATTAAAGAAACATTAAAAACAACATTATTTGTTGATGTGAATCAAAAAATACATCAAAAAGGTAAAATATATTCTTTTGCTATATCTAACAAACCAGTATTAAGTTTAATAGAGTGGGTTAAAAAAAATGAAATATATTATTTAAATAGAAAAATTGGAAAATATGTCTGAAAAAGAAAGTCTCTATAATATTCTTGAAGTAGACAAAACAGCATCTCAAGAAGAAATAAAACAATCTTATAGAAAATTAGTAAAAAAACATCACCCAGATAAGGGTGGGGATGAAAATACTTTTAAAAAAATTTCTAACGCATATGATATTTTATCCAACCCAGAAAAGAAAGCTAAATATGAAAACGATGGCATGTTTAATGATGGTGGTTTTGGATTTAATCCTCACAGTATGGCGGATGAATTATTTAGAAGGCATGCTGAATCATTTGGGTTTAGAGGTGGTAGTAGTAGACATGCTCAACAAACAAAAACTAGAAGAGGTGGAGATTTAAAAATAAGAATTTCATTAACTATTCATGAATTAATTACAGGTGCACATAAAAAAGTAAAATTACAAAGAGAAATAAATTGTCCAGACTGTTCTGGAACTGGTGCTAAAAATAAAGAATCGATAGTAAAATGCAGTGTATGTGATGGTACTGGTATTGTTACAATAAGACAGAATACGCAAATGGGAATGATGATTCAACAATACACTTGTCAGCATTGTGGTGGAGAAGGAAAAGAAATTAAAGAAAAATGCAATTCCTGTAAAGGACAAGGGATGATTTCGAATAGTGATGAAGTAGAATTTGATATTCCAGCCGGTGCAGTAGAAGGAATAAATTTAAACATTAATAACGTTGGAAACGAAGCAAGAGGCGGAGGGAATAACGGAAGTCTTATTATTGAAATAACAGAGATTGAACATCCTATTTTTAAAAGAGAAGGCAATAATATTTTAACTGATGTTTTTATTAGTTATTATGATGCTGTGATTGGGAATGATTCTTTAGAAATAAATACTGTTGATGGAAACGTTAAAGTCAAAATAGAGCCAGGAACAGAGTCTGGCAAAATCCTACGTTTAAAAGGTAAAGGAATTCCTAATATAAATAATCCTTCTCAAAGAGGCGATCAAATGGTTTATGTAAATATTTTTGTTCCAAAGACATTAACAGAAGAAGAAAGGAAATCTATTACAGAACTTAAGAATGTTAAATCAGCTGAGCCGGATAGTGAAAAAACACAACATTTAAAAGGTGTTTATTCTCGCATTAGAGAATATGATGAATTGCATTAAAAAATGAAAATCTTAACAGAAATACAGGAAAAATTATTATTAGAACAAGCCTTAATAAAAGAAGCTTTGGACAGATTTAGAGATCTAAAAATTCCTATTGAGCGCTCTGTCATTGTAGAAAAGTGGCGAAAGCCAAATGTATCTGTCCCAGAAGGTACATTATATTATACTATTAATTACATCGAAATGTGTTGGTATAATTCAAACGGAAACCTTCATAGTTTTAATGATATGCCATCTAAAATTTCTTTTAATTCAAGCGTTTGGATAAATGTGGAATGGCATAATAATGGAGAGCCATATCGTAAAAATTTTAAGTTTAATAAAGTTATAGTTCAATCTCATTTTTTAACTAATATTATGGGAATAGAATTTCATTGGTTAAACAAAAGAGGAGAATTACACAGTTTTAATGATATGCCGGGTCTTATTAGTTCAGATGGTATTGTTTGGTATAATAAAGGACGAGCATATAGAAGAACTTATTGTTTAAATACAGAATTACCATGTAGTATAAGTAAAAATGGAGATATGGTTTTTCAAAAAAACAAAGATGATTCACCTGAATACATAAAATACCCATTTTCAAAGAAAAATTATGCCCACGCTATATTAATTGGATTAAGAAATTATGAGAAATATGTTGACTGGCCAATTAGGGCAATGTTGACATTATAAACTTTTATTGATATATTTACAATTATGAAAAAACTATTAGATTTTTTAAACAAATATGGTATTTTAATGCTTCTATCCTTTGGATTTATGACATTCTTAAATACTTGCGGGACGAAATCAGTCAACGAAAGAAATGGACGAAGAATTGATAAACTGGAGAAAGCAATAATAATGACTGATTCAATTCTGTCATTAAAAATTTCTTCTGAGAAGATGGATATTCTTTTAAAGATTAATGCAATAGAAATAGCCAGAGAGGTAGTTTACACTAATAACGCCATAGTTAGGACATCTGAACGTCCGGATGATGTGATAAACAAATACAACATTCAAATAAAAGAACTTCAAGAAAAACTAAAAAATGTCAGATAATAAACAAAAAGCTTCATGGTGGATAGTAATCGCTTTCATGATTGTACCATTTAGTGTTAGTTTGGTAAGTGCACTCCATGTTGTTAGTTTTTTTGAGCTTAGTAATTACAAAGCAATTTCCATAGTTCTTGCTGTTGTTTTTGAGCTTGGGGCACTTTCCTCATTGGCTGGGATAGTTGCCATGGATAAAATAAATAAAGGTACAGTTTGGGCTATTTTTATCCTTTTAACAACGTTTCAAATGATGGGGAATACTTATTATTCCTACGATACCACTACAACAAAAATGATTACTGATTCTAATTTAATTAAGAATTTTACTGAATTGTTTGGGTTTAGCGTATATGATGCAAGTGATATAATATTTGTGAAAAGGATAATTGCAATATTGTCCGGAGCTATATTGCCGATTATATCTTTGTGTTTTCTTGATTTGCTTATGAAATATATTACAAGTTCAAATAAGGAAGAAAAATTAGAAAACAAAATCGAAGAACCAGCAAAATCTATTAAAACAGAAGAGGAACCTGTAAAACCAATCGAAGAACCGGTAAAATTCATTAAAACAGAAGAGATACCTGTAAAATCAATAAAAGAGCCTTCAGAACCAATAAAACCAATAGAAAACACACAAGAAGATGGTTTTAATGAATATGTTAAAACCAAAAAAGAAAAACTTGAAAAAGATTGGATAAATTACTCTGAATTATTAAAAGTTCTCTATAAGGAAGGAACGGCTCAAAATGGTGAAGAACTTCCTTCTTATAAGGATTTTGTTACTATGGTTGATGAAAAAAGATTTGATGATAGTGTTGTGAAAATATTTTTGACGATTTGTAATTACTTATCAATTACCAAAGTAAGCGGTGAACAAAAAATAGCATTAATGTCTTATGAAGATGCCAAAACTAAGTTGGAAGGTTATTTGGCGTTTGGAAATATTTAATCATATGAAAGATTACAAAGGATTAAGGTTAGAAGATTATATTGAAATTACTGGAGATTCTATTATCAATACAATCAATTCCTTTAATCTTGATTTTGACATAAATTCTTTGCAAATAAAAGAATTAATAAAAGAAAAAGCAGAAGAAGTTTTTAGAGAAAAAAAATTAATATCTGATTTATACGATTCTATTAAAAAAAGACCAGCCTTTAAAGAAGATATTATTGATTTTTTGTATAGAGATGCAGTTAGAAAAGTTTTGGTAGAAAAATATAATCATGGATAGTTTACATATTTATCTCGATGATTTCCGGCATCCATATGACGCTTTTAATATTTTAAAAGATACTGACTATCTTAAATTGAAATGGGTTGTAGTTCGCTCTCATGATGAATTTGTTAAAACTATAACAAATTTTTTTTCAGAAGGAAAATGGCCAGCAATTATATCTTTTGATCATGATCTCGATGATGAACACTATACTATCGGAGAAAAGACTGGGTATAAAGAATTTGACTACTCCTTAACAACTATTCCTACAGGATTTCATTCAGCTCAGTGGATAATAGAATTTTGTAAAACAAACAATCTTAATCTCCCGGCATTTAAAGTGCATTCTCAAAGTACTGCAGGAAGAAAAAATATCACTGCTATTTTAGAAGAATTTTCCAATTCTAAAAAATAATCTTAATTGTTAATAAATATATTTTTTAATATTGAAAAATTTATTATTTTTGTCGGGAATTAATTTATTAACCTAAAACCTAAAAAATATGTCACACTACACCGTATTAGTCTTGAATGATAACCCAGAAGAGCAATTAAAACCATTCGATGAAAGTTTAAAAATAGATTTTCAAGATTGTACCGAAGAAGTAAATAAAAGCTGGGAAAAAGATACTATTAGTGAATGGTATGCCGATGTAGATGCAACAATTACAAAAGAAGATTTTGAAATTCTTGAAAAAGAAGGAAAGTTAGAATTGAAGGATTTTCCTCCTGACCCATGTCATAGTTACAAATTTATAACCGGAAATAGAGTAAGAGTGAATTATGAATTTCCAGAAGAAATCTGGAGAAATACAGAACATGCAAGATTTTCAGAAGATATATATGTGAAATTAATCAATGTAATAAAAGATGAAGAATCCAGACCTATTAAAATAATTTTTGCTTCACTTGAAAAAATTGATTCTCCTAAACAAATTTCTATGAAAGAAAAATATGGTTCATTTGAAAAATTTTTGGATGAATATCATGGATACAAAAAAGAAGAAGATGGACGTATGGGTTATTGGAATAATGAAAAAGCAACTTGGGATTGGTATACACTTGGTGGACGTTGGACCGGAATGTTAAAATTAAAAGAAGGAGCTACCGGTAAAACTGGTAAACCAGGATTGCAAACAGAAAAAGCTGATGCTGGATGTGTAGATTCTGCAAGAAAGTGTGATATTGATTTTGTAGAAATGTCAAAGAAAGGCTTAGAAGAAAGTGCTATAACTTATGATAAATTTCTTGAGAAATATGAAAACGATAAGGAATGTAAATCATATCATCCATATTTTGAATATGGAGTAAAAGGAGAAATGGAAGATAAAGTTTTTATTCCGGAAACAAAAGAATCTTATATAAAAAGACATGCAAGTTTTGTGACATTTGCTGTTTTAAAAAATGGAGAATGGTTTGAACGTGGAAGAATGGGCTGGTGGGGAATCGCATCTGATGAAAAATCTAATGAAGTTTGGGATAATGAATTCAACAAATTAATCAGTGAGTTACCGGAAGAAACTTTATTATCAGTGTATGATTGCCATATCTAAACAATGATAACTCTACATTTTCCATATAAACTTGAGAGAAAAGTACTGTTTGAAAAAACAGGAATTAATACTGAAGATGATATTAAACATAATTTCGAAAAAATGAACTCAAAAAATAAAATTGCTATTTTTATATCTTCTATTATAAGTATGTTTTTTGCATACATAACTACAGCATTTTTTGCTTTAAATTATAATTTAATATTTTGGAGCACGCCTTCCAGATTTATGTTTCTTATAATTTCTCTTATAGGAACCGCTCTTACTTATTTTTACTGCAGTTATCAAGTTTCTATGCGGTATGATACTGAAAATAAACGTTATAATGAAATTGAAATAAAATCTTTAACTATAAACTGGTTTAAAAAGTTATTATCCATTTTTGTATTTTATTTTTTTACAGTATTCGGTTTTAGTTTAATTATTATATTTTGTACAATGAGTATAGATATAACAAAGATGAGTGATGGAGAAAGAGCAATAATGGGATTGTTTTTTTATATAGGAACAATAATATTTTGTTTGTTAGCTTATAATAATAATTTGAAATTCATTTTAAAAATAGAACAATGAAAAAAGGTAAATCCTATCTATTCGAAGTTCCAGATGGTAAAAAGCTGGTAGCTCAGTTTGTTAAAACTGAAAATGGTTGTCATGTTTTAAAATTTAGTAAGTGCGATTGGAAGTTTTATTCCAACCGAACAAAGAAAATATCCACATCAAGATTTGAATCTGGTGTTGCTTGTTTTGAAGGGACTGACCATTTGATATTGAAAGAAATAAAATGATAGAAGATGTAAAATATAATTCCGAAGGGAAGTTATCTGTTAATCAAACTCTATTTGGAGACTGCCTTGAGGTTATGAAATTAATTCAGGACAAATCCATAGATTTTATTTTTGCAGACCTTCCCTTCGGTTGAGAAACTACTCAATGTCCATGGGATTCCATAATTGACATTCCTAAATTATGGGAACAATATGAACGTATTATTAAAGATAATGGTTGTATTGCTTTATTTGCTCAGACACCATTTGATAAAGTTCTTGGTGCCAGCAACCTGCCTTTATTGAGATATGAATGGATTTGGGAAAAAACACATGCAACTGGGCATTATAATGCAAAGAAGATGTGTATGAAATCGCATGAAAACATTTTGATATACTATAAGAATCTTCCTACATATAATCCACAAAAAACAACCGGGCATAAACCTGTAAATTCATTTACCAAGAAAATTGATATTGGAAACAAGACAAGAGTTTATGGTAAAGGAAATAAAGAAATTGTTGGTGGAGGAAACACCGACAGATATCCAAGAAGTGTATTGAAATTTTCTTCTGATAAACAAAAAAATAAAAACACAGAATTTATTCATGATACCCAAAAACCATTGGAGTTGTGTAAGTATTTCATTAAGACATATACCAATGAAGGTGATTTAGTTTTGGACAATTGTTCCGGCAGTGGCACAACCGGTTTAGCAAGCAAAGAGCTAAAAAGGAATTGGATAATGATTGAAAATGATGAGAAATTTTATGAAATGAGCAAAAGGAGGACTATCTAATGTCTGAATTATTAGAACAATTAAAAAAGGAACATAATTCAATGTTTGCATCGTTTTTTAAAGAATTTCATTCCGAGCCTTATTGTAGGAAACATCCAAATGTTTTAAAAGTTTCCACAATTGAAAGTGTTGATTATGGTGTTTCTGGAAATGTAACATTTTGTAAACGATGTCCTATTTGTTTAAACACATTTGAAAGAGTAGTTTTAATTGAGAAATATAAGTAAAATTATTGAAAATGTCATTCTGATGCTTTACGTTTTTTTAAGCACTCGTTTATCTTATCAAATTTTGAATTTATTAAATTCATTGTATCTGTAAGTTTGTTCATTTTTAATGTTCTAATTTTATTTTTTGAAGCACGTTTGTAATTTTCTTTAAGCTTCGAATAATCTGTAGTATCTGAAAAGCTAATTTTAAATATTTTAACAGAATCTATTTTTATTGAATCTAAAATTGATAACAAAGCTGAGTCTACCATTTCAAAAGAATGAATTGAGTCTGATTGAAATTTTTGACCACATTTTCTATCGCTTTGTTGAGCGCATGAAAAAATAATAAATAAAATAGATAAGTAAAAAAGGTATTTAATTTTATGCAACATTATTTAGCAGTTATTATGTCGTATATTTTATCGGCTTTTTCATTTAACTTAGAAACCTCCTTCGTTAATTCATTTAAACGATAATCCATAACTTCCGGATTGTATTTACTTAACTTATTTTCAAGTTCTATAACCTTAGCTTGATTATCATCTACTTTGAATTTCATTGTATAGTATATTCCCACCAATGAAGATATATAAATAACTACCATAACAACTGTTTTTAAAGGTACGTTAAGTTTTTCTAAATCGATTGCCATGGTGGTTAATTTATAATAAATATTGCGTTTTTTATTTTTTCTTATATATTTACTTAAAAACTTACAGATATGAAAGAGAAAAAAGAAGAACAAAATGAAGTAAGATTAAACTTCATGGTTTCAAAAGAATTAAGAAAAAACTATAAAAAACATTGTATTAATAATGACATTGACATGTCAAAGAGAATACGAGAGCTTATGGAAATGGATTTAGAAGGGAAGATTTAAGATGTCAAAAAAATTAACAACAGAAGAGTTTATTGAAAGAGCTAAAATTATACATGTAAACAGAATAACTAATGAATCAAAATATGATTACAGTTTAGTTGAATATAAAAATAGCAAAACTAAGATTAAAATAATTTGTAAAGAACATGGTGTTTTTGAGCAAACGCCAAATGATCATTTATCTGGTTGTGGATGTGTTGAATGTTCTGGACTCAAAAAATTAACAACCGAAGAATTTATTGAAAAGTCTAACAAAGTTCATAGTAATATATATGATTATTCATTAGTAGAATATTTTAACAATAATACAAAAGTTAAAATAATATGTAATAATCATGGAGTTTTTGAACAAATTCCAGCAAGTCATTTGGGTGGGCATGGATGTGGTAAGTGTGGCGGAACCGCATTAAGAAACACGATAGAGTTTATTGAAAAATCTATAATTATTTATGGATATACATATAATTATGAGTTAGTTGAATATGTTAATTCTATAATTAAAGTTAAGATAATTTGTAAGAAACATGGTGTTTTTGAGCAATCACCAGATAAACATTTAGCTGGACACCAATGTCCTTTTTGCGGATTTGAAGAAAGTTCCTTAAAAAGAGCTAATACTTCTGAATATTTTATTGAAAAATCGAAAATTATACACATAAATGAAAAAACATGTGAACCAAAATACGATTATTCAAAAGTTAACTACGTTCAAAACAAAACTAAGGTAATAGTAATTTGTCCATTACATGGAGATTTTCAAATAACTCCAAGCTCACATTTGAATGGATATGGATGTAAAAAATGTAATTTTTCAAAAATATCAAAGGGAGAAAAAGGTATAATTGAATTTTTAAAAAAGAATAACATCGAATTTATACATCAACATAAATTTAATGATTGCATAGGAATATCAAATAAATTACCATTTGATTTTTATTTACCAAAATACAATACTTGTATAGAATTTGATGGGAGACAGCATTTTGAATCAGTCAAAAAATTTGGAGGAGAAAAAAATTTTTTGGATATACAAAGAACTGATAACATAAAAAATAAATATTGTTTAAATAACAATATAAAACTTATTAGAATTTCATATTTAAATTTGAAAAATATAAATGAAATTTTAGAGAAAGAATTCAACTGTATTGAGTAATGTTTAGTTTTTAGTTCCTGGTTCTACGCTTAAATGCGAAAGAGTTATTATATTATTTCTCTTTTTAATAAATTCTAATTTATTTAACATCCATTCTAAGGATTTTAAATGAGTGTTTTCTGTTGGTTTTAATAATGCTCTGTGTTGTTCTGTTGATTCCATAATTTCGCCGTCAAAGGTATATTCCTCATTATTTTCATACCAAATTTTTTCTTTTGAGTCATATAAAAATAAAGGGAACTGTTGGCCATAACTTACTGTGATGTAGCTTTTGTCTGGAAAAGATTCACCCCAGCAATGGCTACCTATAAAATTCTCTTTATTGCGAACTTTTTCTAACCCATCCTCATTAGTAAGTCTTTCTTCGTCAATCATCATTTCATCCATTATACCACATTCAAACAAATGTTTTCTTATGGCCTTTCTTATTTTATTTTCGTTAATCATTTTTTTAATTCTTTTAATATTCGTATGTTAACACGTTTCATTATTTCATTTACAATAAAAGATTCAGTAAGTGATTGGTCATCCGGACCTAAATCTTCTATATTTTCAGGTTCTTCTTCTTTTTCTTCTGGTTCTACTTTGAAAAGATATTTATCAGAAGGTATTGATACTTCTTTGCCGGCATTATCAATTATAATAAAATTATCTAATCCTTGAGGTTCAAAAAATTCTTTCGGCTCTATTCTTTGTATTGTATATTCTTTTTTGCTTGAAAGATTTTTATATTCTTCTGGATTTATTTTCATGAGTACAGGAAGATTGGATATTTTAACTTTTTCTCCAACTTGTATTCTTTTTGGAAATGCAATATCTCCTAATGTATCCGAATCAACTCCTTCTTCTTTCTCTGTTTCTAATGGAACCCATTCCCCTTTTGGATCTCCTGTTGCTATGTCAATTCCTGTTTGCTTAAAATATTCTAAAGGATTTTCTTTTTCTCCTTCTTCTCCAACTCCTTGTACTGAAAAAGCGTATTTATTATTGGTGAAATTTACTTTTATTCCTGTTTTGTCTTTAATGTATTTTTGAAAAGAGCCATTTTGAACGTAAAATGTTATAACTTCTTCCATTCTTTTTTTTATTTGTCTCACTGTTCCGGCTGGTTTTCCTAAAATATCAGATATTTCAGATAAAATATGTCCTTGAAATAATAATTTTGCTACTTCTAAAAATGAAGGATTTATACCACCGTGTTTTATATTTGATTGTAAACGACTTATAATAAAATTTTGCATTACATCTGATAATTCTTTTGCAGCTTCTTTTTGAGAAGTGCTTTTTTGTCCTTCTTCTCCAGTGATTCTATCACTTTTTGTTTGGTCAACATCTTCATCTGAATCTCCAAGTGGCTCATCTAATGAGCTTCCTTTTAATCCTCCACTTGATTGACCTAATGCTGTTTTTGCATACTTAGATTGAACTTGTGATTTCGCTCTTGAAGTAGCATTAAATATTATATTAGAAGGAAGTTGTCCTCCTCTACTTGGATTAAAGTTTTCTAAAGAATAATCAAAAGCATCTTCAATAGCACTTGAAACTATTGCTCGTAAATTCTCACCATCAATTGTCTTTCTGCCGGTTTTTTCAACAAAATTATAAATACCAGCATTTTTAGCAACAATTCTTGAAATTAATGAAGGTCTATTTCCTCCACTACCTTTTTCAAAAGAAGTAAATTCATCTGGTTGAACCATTGCTATAAATAATACATCTCTAATATTTTTCTTTTCATTTTCAAGAGTGCTATCATCTTTATATAATGAAGCTAATACTGTTGTAATGAAATTAAACTGTTTAATCTTATGTCCTTCAGACATTTTGTTATAATTGAAATTATTTCCAAGTCTTCCAGTTGTTTTTGCTTTTTCTATTAATTCATATAAATCAACTAATTCATCTTCACTAAAATTTTTTGATAATTCATTAATTTTTGCACTTATATTAGAGAAATCCAAATCCAAATTAGACTCTTCTGGGTTCATCGTATCTACTTGGCCAACGTCTTCTTTGCTGTCTAATTCAGAACTGTCATCAAATTCTTCATCATTAGCAATTTCTTCTTCTTTCAAGATTTTAAAAGTTCTACTTATGATGAACTTTTTTAAACTTTCAAATGTTAATTTTTTGTTTTCCATTTTATTTATTTGTTTTTTTAAATCTTTCTACCATAAGCTCTCTTACAACTTTTCTTATATGATTTTCTGATAATTGTGATGACATTTCATAATTTTTAAGTAAATCATTTAATAAATCTCTATCTTTCTTTATTGCTGGATTCTCTAACCCTTCAAATCCGAAAAACTTTCTTAATCCCAATCTTAAAGAATTTATAAATTCTAATGTTTTGTCTGTTAATGATTTTTTTTCTTCTGCAGACTCTGCTGTTTTATATAGAGCTTGTTTTGTTTCTGGATTAAATAAATTTTGAGGCAATTCTATATTTTTTGCAAAAGCAACTTTAGAAAGTTGATCAATAATTTTTTCTGTATTTCCAACTAATTTCCCACCTGTATCCCATACATAACTAAACGGTACCTCTCTTATTTTTTGATACTTATTTATAAGTCCACTATCCTTGTATGGGAGAGCAATTTTCCCATTTTCTTTTTCTACTTTTCCACCTTTGTGAGTATAAGGATTATAAGCGTTTACTATTTTTGGTGTACCATCTACATTTCTAAAATAAACTGTTCTTGTGTATTTTGGAACCATTCTACCATATTGCAACATAAGTCTTAGTGCTTCGATTAAAGCATCTTTGTATTTCGTACCTAATTCTTGTGGTAGTGCCGATGTTTTTGAAGTTGATTTAACATATCTATTAGAAAGATTTATTTCTTTTCCAGCATCATCAAGTATAGTGTATATATAAACCGTATTCCCGTTTTTATCGTTTTTGCCTGTTGCTTCTTTTTTTGTTACTGTGTATTCTTTTTTCGAATTAAGATTTTGAAATATTTCTGGACTTTTTGTTTTCTCCGGGTCTAATAATTCATTAACCCTTTCTAATCTAACTTTCTCTCCAATTTTTAAATCAGTACTTAACATTTCAATAGAAATTTCATCAAGAATGTTATCAATTTCAGTTTTTGCTAAACGCATTGCTTCGCTAACAGGAACTCCTTCATACATGGCTTTTTCAGCTATGGAGCCTTCTCCTGGTTCGTATATTGCTTTAGTTAAATCCTCCGGCTTGTCCTTTGAAACGCTTTTATAAAATTCATTTGGATTTTTCAGAAATCTAGCACTTAGAGGAGAAATTTTTCCATCTTCTTCTTTTGCTCCAAAAAGCCCTATAGCATCCATTGCATCCTTAAATGTATATCTGAAAAAGGGTTTTTTTACTATTTCACCATCTTTAGTTTTAACTTTAAATGTGAATGGACTAATTGTAACTTCATAATTTCCTTCAATAGCTTTTTCAGGATTTAATTTAGAATCAACAACAAGAGGAGCAGTTTCTGCAACAAGTCTTCGTTCAACCTCTGTTCTATCCAATACGTAGTCACTTATGCTTCTTAATTGGTCAATTACTTTATGTTTAACAACTTGAATAAACCAAGCTCCATAATTATTATATTTTTCCTGAGAATATTGTTTTTCTTTTGTTTGGTCTATAGCATGGTTTATACCATTTTCTGCAAATACAATGAATTGACTATCCTTTGGATTTTTTTTCCTTTTAAGTGTTTGTGCAAGTATTGGTATTACAGCTTTTCCATAAAAATCTCTAATAATATGTTCAGCATTAGCTATTACTAAATTTTTATATGGCCAGTTACCTAATAAAATCTCTTCTATATCAATATTTTCATCACCATTTGCTGGTAATGGCCTACCTGATAACATTCTTTGTAAAAATTCAAGTTGTTGTTTTCCTAAATCTGAAATCCCAACTAATTTTTTGCCATTTTCTTCAAATGTATGATAGCTAATTATGTTTTTATCTTTTATTTTTGGTTGCCATTTTGCTGATTGTACATTACCACCTTCTTGTCCAAATGTAACGGCGCTTCTTTTTGTTTTTTTATCTTTTTCTATAATTGCATCAATTTCTTCTTGGCTCATTCCAGCTTTTTTAAGACGACTAATTTCAGCTGGACTAATAATTGGAGTTACTAATCTTCCATATTCTCTTGAAGCTCCTGGTAGTTTTTGTATAGGCTTCTTTTCGATAACAGTTCCTTCTACACCACCTTCTTCTTCTGGCCTTGCACCAAGTGTTTTTGGTTTGTATTCTCCTGAAAGTTTTAAATTCGCAGCTTCATATTGATTTATATTATTCAATACCATGGATGCTTTCATGTCTTTCGTCAGTACTCCTTCGGATTTCCCTTTTATTTCTAAAGCTCTTCCTTCATCACCCATTAAATCTCCAATATCTCCAAAAATATCATCATCATCTTCTTTTAAAAGTTTTTTTGGCTCTGTTTTTTTTGAGTTTATAATGGTAGAATCGCTTTCATTAATGGTGTTTTGTGAAACTCCAGCTAATTTTGACATTCTTTGCAACTCATGAAGAAGATTTTCGTTTAATAAGGTCATAGCATTAGTTTTACAACTAAATAGATAGAAAAAGATAAAAAACTTGATAAAATTTTTTGGAATTAATAAAAAAATTTATAGATTTGCAGTGATTAAAAACAAACAAAAAAATAAAATTAAAACATGGTAATGAAACAACATTCATTTTTGGTAGATATCGGCAAAACTATGGTCGATACAAATAAAATAAGCTCAGAAGGAAAAGACAGTCAAAGAATGTACTGCCATTGCGGTAATAAAAAAGAGCTAAAAAGTAAAGCGAGAAGATTGCTTGTAAAAAAACACGACACTACTGTTGAAGACAAGCATAGTATTGAAACAATTAAATGTGATAAGTGCGGAAGCGTTTATGACAGTAAAAATCGTTTATTTCTTATTATTCCAGATGAAGATGAAATTTATAAAGTTTCATTTTTAGTAGAAGAAAAAGGAAAAACAATAACTCTTTTAAGACAAAAAACATTTGTTAGATACGATTCTTCTACTGATAAATTAAATGATAATATTGTCAGAACCGATTCAATTAAATTTGATAGAAGCAAAAACAAAACTGAAATTTTCTTAGAAAAGCCATTACTTGATAAAATATCAGTAAATAATAAGCAGAATGATGTGAATAACATTACGGAAGAAGTAGGTCTTTCAAAAATAGGAAGATTAGAACATTTTTTCCAATTTTATGATTTTGCTTCTTATGGTGGTCTTATAAATATATTCAATTTTTTTAACAAAATTGATGTTGTAGTAACTGACCTTGACGATATTAAGAAATTGATTCCTCAAATAAGTTATGCTTATAATAATCATGATGTTTTTGAAAAAACAGATGAAATAACCGGAGAGTCAATAACTTATAATAAAGTTGATAGCGGTTTTGGAGACGGAAAAAAAGAAGAGAAAAAATTAAATATAGGTGGGTATTTATCCAGATATGTTGAATTGTCTAAAATTTTTCTTTGTGTATCTGACTTCCAGAGTATTTCAACAATATTACTTACTAAAGGACAAGTGTTTTTTAAAGAATTTATCCACAGTAAAAACATTTTATCTTCTCAAGTTTATGAATTGTTTGAAGCAACATCTCCTACTAAAATATTGGAAATTTCTATGAATTGCGATATTAACGGTATGTTAAAAGGAAGTGGAGATAATGATACTAAGGAAGTTGCTAAAAAAGTCGTTAAAATATCAAAAACCATAGAAGATAGTCCTAACTATTTAAAGGTTAGTCCTTTGATTTATAAACACATAAGCACTCCACAGGATATGGAAATTTTGCTTAGTATATATCGTAAAAAATATATTTCCAAAACTGATATTGAAACTTTGTTTCAAAGTTATGATACTGAGCGTATTTATAAATTCTACAGAAATTTAGAAAAACAAAGAATTCAAGATAATGCCAGTTTTACAATCAAAAACATTAAACACATCTTAGATAGAAATATAGATGATGTTGTAAAAGGTGGCAATTCTGATTATTTGCATTTGTATACAGATACTATTAACTCAATGAGGCTGTTGGAGCTTTCTGATAATTATATTTATCGTATTAAAAGTAATGTCGAGTTAAAAACTATACATGATGACCTTGCAGCGAGATATGGAGCTATTAAAGATGCTAAAAAAGCAGAATTTTATAAAAAAGCAGCTAAGGAATTGTCAAACATAAATACAATTGTTGGCGATGTTGAATTGACAGTTATTCCAACTCTTGAGGACTTAAATAAAGAAGGTATGCTTATGAATCATTGTATTTATACATACCTTGATCGAATTGTTAATAGAGATTATATGGCTGTCCATGTACAACATATAATTTCAAATGAAAGAGCAACTTTGGGTTTATATCGTAAAAATGGAGGCCTTGAATTTGATCAGTTAAAAGGTTATCGTAACTCAAGAGCCTCAAGAGAGTTAATTGAAGGAGTACTGGAGTTTATACAAATTAACAAAATACAATCTTCTTCCAGAAACAGTGATTTAACACCTTCTGCCGGAAGCATAACCAGAATGCATGATTATTTAAGTGACGAAGAAGTCATGAAAATAAGAAAAGAAAGAGAAAAAAAGGAAAATATTGAGATGGAAAAAGCAAAATCAGAAGGAAAAGAGTATGTTCCTAAGTATTCAAAGTCACATCAAAAAAATAAAAAAGGATTTTTTGGATTATTTGCTTAAAATTATATAAAAATGGAAAAACAAGAAGTAATAGAGTTGATGAAATCAAGTAAAAATTCCAAAGAATGGAATGAAAACTGCGATAAAGTTAAAAAAGATAATAATAATGATTATCCATCTTGGTGGTATTTTGAAATTATCTTATCTGGATTATGTGATAACACATTGGGATCGGGCTCGTCTAAAATGAAAATATCATCTATAGGCGAATCTTAAAAAGAATTTTGAAAAATAATTTTGGAAGTTAATTTTATTTATTATATTTGTACAACTATTCATAAACAATTTAAAAACCAAAAAAATGGCATCAGTAAACAAAGTAATTTTAGTAGGAAGAGTTGGAGCTAATCCGGAACTCAAAAACTTCGAAGGAGGAAGTAAAGTGGTAAATTTTGCTATAGCAACGTCTGAAAATTTCAAAGACAAAGCTGGAGTAAAACAACAAAAAACAGAATGGCACAATATTGTTGCCTGGGCTGAAAAAGCTGAATTAATTTCTAAATATGTATCAAAAGGAAGTTTGGTTTATATTGAAGGAAAACTGCAGACCCGTAGTTGGGATGATAAAGATGGTGTTAAAAGATATACCACAGAAGTTAATGCATTCACTATTGAATTTCTTGACTCTAAAAAATCTGAAGATGGAGAAACTTCTACAAAAACAGAGGCTCCGACAAAAACAGTAACACCTGTAAATGTAAAAACAGCTGGAAAAACAACAGCAACAGCAGCCACCGTAACAACTGGAAGTGATTCAGACGACGATCTTCCTTTCTAACTTTTTGATTTTCAATTAATTAAGAGGGAGCAATTATTTAGCTCCCTTTTTTAATTTTACATAATTATTGATATGAACAAAGAACATTTTCAAATACTTTTGGAAGATTTATATGAAAAATATAATCACACCAAAAAATCAGATGTACCAAATTTGGTCGAAAAATATAACGGTCAAGAATTTGATGCTATAAAAACATTTTATTTTAAGTATAACTTTAAGTCGAACGCTAACTATGATCAAAAGGCCGGAACTGACGAATATATAAAAAATTTAATAGTAAATTATTCAAATGGTAAAAGACCAATAAAAGATAATTTAAATCCTCCAAATCCAGAAGAAGAAAGTTTATCTGCTATTAAAAAAGGAACAGAACAAGCCAATGTTGAAATAAATAATGTTTCTGAAACAAAAAAAGAGGAACTATTAAAGCTGGCCGACGAAAAGATAAAATCATTAGTAATCATAATTCAAGACAAGGAAAAGAAATTGGAAGACATGATTCAACGAATGGATGCTATGATTCAGGAAAAGGCACAAAAGATAGAAGATAAGATAAAAAGAATAAGTGAAGAGTCTTTAGAATTGTTGACTTTAAATAAAAATTCAAAAGTTGAAGATGAAGAGCATGTTGAAATAAGAATAAACTTAGATTACGCCGAAACAGATATTGAACTACCGAAAGAAGTTAGAACAATGGCTACCGGAACCAGGTTTCTAATGCTTGACCAAAATAAAAAAATGCTGGCTTTTGAAATAAAAGATATTTTTTGCGACTATGTTTCAATTACTGGTAAATTCATAAAAGAAATAAACATTCAAAGAATCTAAAATGAAACCCTATAAGTCGATTTCAAAATGTGATAGATATGAGGGAGCGTCATCAGAATTCAATAATATTCATATAAATGAAGAATCTATTTTTGGAATTGTTAAAATCAATGAAAGCTTTATTTCAACAATTATACAAGATAATGACTGTAATGTAATTGTTTCCGAAACACAAATTGATAGTTTTCTATGTGTTTTTTTTAAAAATAGGATTGTTTTAACTGAAAAGATAAGAAGTAATAATAGATTTGTCACATTAATTGAGAAAAAGTATTGGGTAAGAACAGAGCTTGATGAAATGGAAGGAATTTATTTTTTTATTTTTCGACATGTTGAATTTGACTTCGTGACAATGAGCAACTCAACAGAAATATTAATTCCATTTTTTGAAAGGGGTTAATACTTTTTCAATTTTAGTTTAAATAGTATTGTCTTCTCAGAAACATCAACTTTATCTACTTCATAAAGGTTTTCTGTAAACTCTTTCCTTATATCATCCCAAATAGCATCAAATCCTCTTTGTTTAAGCTCTATGTTAGTAATTTCAACAATTGCTGCTTTATTACTTCTATCAATAATCTTCATAACATTAATTTATTATAAATAGCTACAAACATATTGAAATGAAATATTTTAATTGCATAATTCACACATTGCAACATTTAAGCTCTTAATCCGTTTAATATTAAAAAGAGCAAACAAATATGGAAACTGTAATTAAAAGTCAAAAAGTTAAAGAGGTAAAATTGAGTAATGAACCTACTTTAAAAACTGGTAATGAAAAATTTGATAACTGGTTATCAAATAAAGGTGGATTAGTAAAAGGTAGTTCTATTCTTTTGAGTGGAACATCAGGAGCTGGCAAGACTAGTTTAATGCTCAACCTAATGAGTGTAATGTCAAATACTGTTATTTCTATGTATGAAAGGGAGGTGAGCTTAAATTCAGTTTGTGAGCAAACATCAAATGTGAAACCGAAACATAGTAATGCTTATATTGCTGACAAAAAAACTCATCCTCATTTTAATGATTATATCAAAGAATTAAATACTTTAAAACCAGAAATAGTTATTCTTGATTCAATTCAGGCAGTAGCTATGGAGGATTTTACTGAATTATCTGAAGAAGATGCGTTAAATCATATTAGTAAAATTTTAAGAACATGGGCAGAGGAAAATAATGCTGTTGTTTTTATTATTTCGCATAATACTAAAGCTGGTGACTACAAAGGAGCGGCTTGTCTTAAACAGCTTATTGATATTCATATGATTATGAATTTTGATAAAAAAACAAATGAAAGAACAATTACCTTCTCAAAAAACAGAAAAGGAGCCGTTGACTCTATGTTTTATATTTTCACAAATTCTGGTATAGAATTCTTTACCACAGAAGAATGGGAATTAAGAACAGAAAAAAGAGATTTTAGAGAAAGTTTTATTAACTTTGCTAATAAATATGTTTCTAACATTAATTCTAATACTAAAGCCGGAGATAAATTCTTAGAAGAATATAATAAAGAAGTTAAGAAAATTAACAAATCCAATGACGGTAATGAAATCTGTCTTAATTTATTGAATTTATTAATGGAGCTTTCGGATAAACATGAGAATATTTAAGGGTGTAGTTTTTAATTTTAATAACTATATTTGCTACAATATAACAAAATTATGAACATTCACGCACTAATTGAAACTTCACACATTCTTGGTCGAGACCACGGGTTCTGGGAAAAAGAAAAAGACTTAAGAGAAGAAATGTTATACATATTTTCTAATTTAGGAGATATTGCTAAAGCATTTAAAAAAGGACGAAGAGCTGATTGGAATTCTTATGAAAAGGATTTACTTAGTTTAGAAAGTTATCCAGACGTTCAAAATATAAATCTTGAAAAAAGAGCAATATATAAAGAATGTATTAAAGATACTTTTGAAGACGAAATAGCTAATGTCATCCTTAGAATAACCGATTTGATTGGTGGCAAAAAAATTGATATAATTTCTGCACATCCTTGGATTGAGCCATTTGAAAACTCTGAATTAAATCATTTTTTTGTTAATGTAAGACCCAGAGAGGAATTCAATAAAAATGTTGCTCACTGGTTAAATGAAGCTTTGTCGATGTGTTTATTTTCTTCTGACAAAGATGAAGATTATGGGCTTTCTCATATTTTATTTCATTTAGGCTCACTTATTGAGTTTTACAATATTGACATAGAAAGACATTTAGCTAAAAAAATAGAATACAACCGGTTGAGACCCTCCCTTTATAAATCTTAAATATGTCAAATGCTATTTTGAAAGAAAAGCAAGAAAAAGTTAAGGATACACCATGGACAAACCTTGGGATAAAGGTGGACTTGTGTTCATTTTTGACGAGAAAAGTGTTGTTTGAGAAATACATTTCTCAAAAAGCCAAGGAAACAGAAATGAAAGAATTTTTTATTTCGAAAATTGATGGGTGTGAATTATATACAAACTCAGAGTACAAAGATTACATATTTTACATTAAAAATATCAATGGAAATAATGAGATTTTAATGGAAAAATATGAAAAAAACAAGACGTTTTATATAAAATATACCAACTTTTGGTCAGTTTTTGAGAGCTTGTACCTACTTGAATACTCTGAGATTCAATCATTTACACAGATTACCCTTGAAGATGGTCTAAAATCTAACGGTTATAAAACTTCCATTGTTGCCGAAGAGTTTGGTTACCAGCCTTGAAGATGGTCTAAAATCTAACGGTTATAAAACAATACCAGGGAAATATACCACTGCCAACTTCCTTGAAGATGGTCTAAAATCTAACGGTTATAAAACATGGAGCAATGGCGAAACAAACCAAATTATACCTTGAAGATGGTCTAAAATCTAACGGTTATAAAACTATTATAACATTTCCTGTAAAAGACGTTTGTATGTTATTTTTTGTTAAAAAATATTGCAATTAATATTATAACAGGAATCCATTTCCAAAAAATATATGATTCTGTTTTAATTTCTATTATTCTGCAACAAAAAACACTTCCTAAATAAGAAGCAATAAGATAAGTTAAAATAATATTCTCATTCATCGTTTTAGATTTAGAAATTGAATTCCACCGGTACACCTGGAAATTTGCTTAATTGTAAAAGAAGCGTTGCAGCTTTGTTTCTTAATCCTAAATCGGTTTTACGACATTCTATTTTGACACACCACTCTGTTAGTGTTACTGAAATTTCTCCACCACCATATATTTCAGTATAACCTTTTTCTGTTTTAGATTTTCTTTTTTTCAGTTTATCTAAATAGAAAAAAGCTTCTTTTAGTTGAATTTTTTGGTCTTTATATTTTTGACTTCCATCATCAATTATTTGTAAAAGTTTTTTATTAGTAGGATTTTCCATTCTTCCAGATTTATCATATGTACTATAGTCGATACCGGCTATTTTTGTTTTAGTATCTTCGTGTTTAAAAATACTAATATCAACAGAATGTGGCTCCGGAAGAAGTTTTAATATCTTCTCAATAATTTCTTTTCTGATTTTTGGGACAGTTTTCACCATAATGTTATAATTTAAATATTTATTCTTTCTTTTTGAATTTAGTGAATTTTTTCTTCTTCGGTGAATTTTTAGATTCTTTAATAATTTCTTCACAATCTTTTAAAGTTAAAGTATCAGCTTCTTTTCCTAGAGGAATTTTATGGTTGCCTGTCTTAGATTTTATGTACGCTCCGAATTTACCATTAAGTACGCTTATGCCTTCTTTTTTAAATTCTTTAATGGTATTACTACTCTTTGCTGCACTTTTCTCTTCAAAGATTTCTATTGCACGTTTTAAAGATATTGTGGAAGGGTCTTCTTCTTTAGAAATTGAACTGTAGATTTGACCGACTTTGACGTATGGGCCGAAGCGTCCTATTGCAATTGAAACGTCTTCACCTTTATGTTTACCCATATTTCTTGGCCATATAAGAAGTTCTAATGCCTCTTCTATAGTGATGTTTTCTATTGTTTGTCCTTCTTTTAATTTGGCGAATTTTGGCTTTTCTTCATCACTTTTTTTGTCAACACTCTCTCCCATTTGTATCATTGGTCCGAATTTACCTAAACGAGCGTAGATTATTTTGCCTGTTTTTGGGTCTTTGCCAATTTCTCTTATTCCGGCTTTTCCTTCTTCGCCTGCAGCTTCTTTTAATGTCTTGCTGAATGGTTCATAAAACTCTCCAATCATCTGTTGCCACTCTTTATTTCCTTCTGCTATCTCATCAAGTTTTTCTTCAGTCTCTGCAGTAAATTTATAATCCATGATGTCCGGGAAATGTTTTTTTAGATAGTCAACTACCACTCCGGCAACTTCTGTTGGAACTAATTTTCCTTTTTCTCCTCCAAATTTATCTATTACTTCACTTTCTTCTATTTTATTGTTTGTTGATGATAGAGTTAATGTTTGGATTTTACGTTCCTTTGGTTCAATATCTTTTTTTTCAACGTATCCACGGTCTTGGATTGTTTGGATTATCGTAGCGTAGGTTGATGGCCTGCCAATTTGAAGCTCCTCCATGGATTTAACAAGTCCAGGTTCATTAAATCTTGGTACTGGTTTTGAAAATGATTGTGATGAAACTAATTCTTTATAATAAAGTTTATCACCTTTTTCTAAAGGTGGAAGGATTTTAGAATCACTATCTTCATTTTCATTATCTTCTTTATTATCATCTGTGTCGTTGTATACTTTTAAAAACCCATCAAATTTTATAATTGTCCCTTTAGTTACAAATTGTTCTTTTATGTTTTGTGTGCCAATAGTAATTTTTGTAAGTTCTGTAACTGCATCACTCATTTGTGAAGCCAAAGCTCTTTTATATATTAAATCATAAAGTCTAACTTCATCAGAAGAGCCAGATATTGTTTCTTGTTCGAAATGAGAACAACGGATTCCTTCATGAGCTTCCTGACTTCCTTTGTTTTTGTTCTTATATTGCTTGTTGCATAAATATTTATCTCCGTATTTTGATTTTATTTGTGTGGAAATCTCTTTAATAGAATCTTCTGAAAGCATTACAGAATCAGTTCTGTGATAAGAAATAAACCCCTTGGAAAAAAGCGATTGAGCAGTATCCATACATCTTTTAACGCTAAATCCTAATTTATTTCCAGCAGTTTGTTGTAATGTACTTGTTGTAAATGGTGCTGAAGCTGTACGTTTTCCAATTTTTGTTTCTTTATTGTTAACTATAAATTCTTTTCCAATACATTCATTTAAAAATTTATGTGCAGTTTGCTTATCTTTAAATCTTTTATCTAAAATAGATTTTATTGAAACTCTTTTTTTTGTTTCAAAAGCTCCAGTAGTTTTAAAATCTACATCCGATTCAAAAGATTTTATTTCCCTTTCTTTTTCAACTATCAGTCTAACGGAGCTACTTTGCACCCTTCCAGCACTTAAATTAGGGGCTACTTTTTTCCAGAGCAACCCACTTAAATCAAACCCTACAATTCTATCCAAAACACGTCTTGCTTGTTGAGAATTAGTTAAATTTTTATCAATTATTCCAGGATTATCTATTGCGTTTTTTACTGCTGTTTTTGTTATCTCATTAAATACAGCACGTTTAGTTGTTTCTAATGGAAGGTCTAAAGTTATAGCCACTGAATGAGCTATAAATGAGCCTTCTCGGTCTAAGTCAGAAGCAAGAATAAATTCGTATCCATTTTTCTTAAATTCTTTTAATGTTTTAACAACATCTTTCTTGCTTTCAGATACAATGTAATGTGGTTCAAAATTATTTTTTTTATCCACTCCTTTTGCACCTTTATCTAATTCCAAGATATGTCCCACCGAAGCTATACAATCATAATTATGATATCCTATTTCTTTTAATATCTCTTTTATCTTTTTTATTTTTGATGGAGACTCTACCACCATAACGTATTTCTGATTATCGGAACCTATTTTTTTCTTTGCCATTTTACAAATGTAATACATTTTATTAGAATGTAAAATTTTTTATACTATTTATAATTATAAGTAATACTTTACAATATAATAATAATGTTTTATAATTACCAAAACACTAAAAATGGCTACGAAAACTAAAACATTCACATTACCAGAAGAAATTTTGGAAAAACTTGCTTCATATAGCGAGGAAAGCTTAATTCCTCAATCGGCATTAATTGCAAAGTTATTAAAAGAATTTTTTGAAAAAGAAAATAAAAAATGAGTGGGAAAGCTATAAGTATTGAAAAATTTATTTTTAATGCAAAACAAATTCATGGAGAAAGGTACGATTATTCAAAATTTGAATATGTTAATTCCTCAGTAAAATCCACAATTATATGTGAGAAACATGGCGAATTTTTACAATCTCCAAGAAATCACATGAAAGGATATAATTGTAAGAAATGTATGTACGAAGGAGAAAGAACATTACCAAGTAAACATACTTTAGAATCATTTATTATTAAATCAAATGAAGTTCATGATAATAAATACGATTATTCAAAAGTGGTATATAAAAATAATAAACAACCAATTATTATAATTTGTCCAGAGCATGGAGAATTTAATCAAAGACCTGATAGTCATTTAAGTGGAAGGGGTTGTATTTATTGTTCAGGAACGTATCAATATGCAAAAGAAGATTTTATAAAAAAATCTAATGAAAAACATAATAATAAATACGATTATTCTGAAGTTTTATACACAAAAAATGATAATAAAGTAACAATAATTTGTAATAAACATGGAAAGTTCAGTCAATTAGCCAAAGACCATTTAAGAGGACGCGGATGTGACATATGTAGTGGTGGATATGTTGGAACTAAAGAAATATTTTTGGCAAAATCTTTTGAAGTTCATGGAAATACTTATAATTATGATAATGTAAAATATGTAAATAACCAAACAAAAGTAGATATAATTTGTAATAAACATGGTATTTTCAAACAAAGGCCAGCAATGCATTTATTTGGAAATGGTTGTCCAAAGTGTTCAAATTTTTCAAAAGGAGAAATTAAAATTACTAAAATTTTAGAAGAAAAAAATATAATATTTACATATCAAAAAACTTTTGATGATTGTAAAAATGTTTTTAAATTACCTTTCGATTTTTATTTACCAGATTATAATACTTGTGTAGAATTTGATGGAGCTCAACATTTTAAAGCTTTTAAATACTTTGGTGGTGAAAAAACATTTAAAGCAAGGCAACTAAACGACCAAATAAAAAACGAATACTGCAAAAACAATAACATTCCATTATTAAGAATTCCTTACTGGGACTTTAAGAACATTGAGACTATATTGACTGATTATTTAAAGTCAATCCTTATCAACTCTAATTAAATTAAAAGAATCCCATAATGACGGTAATCCTACTCTATCATTTGTAGTAAACCATAATATTGTTACTTCGTTCCATTCTTTATCACAGGAAAATACAGTCCCTAAACTTTCTTTAAATTCACGCCAATAATAATAAGGCTCTATAATTTTAGTATTTATTCTAACGGTATCACCTTTTTTAAAATAATAACTTTTTTCTATAAGTACTATACGTTTTAGTACTGAAATTTCATCGTGATTAATTTTTTTCATTATTTTTTAACAACCGAATCACCAACAACCGGTTTTGAATATATTTCATAACTATTCCCGGTTAGCCCTTTTATTTTTTTAAAATATTCTTTTTCAATGCTTTTAACTCTATCTGAATATCCTACTGTTTCTGAATAATTTTTTTCGATATAATCATAATATTGTTCTTTTGTTTTTAAATCTCTCAGGTAACAACAAGAAAATAAAACATAATCAACAACAGATTGTCTCCAGGAATTATAAACACCGTAACCGTTTTGCGTTTTTATCTGTAGTGTAGCTCGTGAACTTACTGTCCTCATTCCAAAAATGTTGTTATTTTCAAAAAACAATTTACTGCTGAAGTTTCCACTTTCTAATCTTGCTTGAGAATAAATTATCTCTGGAAATGGCACATTAAGCTCATTAAGAAAAAGTATTAATTTTTCTTCACTAAATTTATCTCCATTTTTTATTATCAACATTTTTTCTTTATCACTATATTTATTCATCATTTCAAGCTCCGTTTCTTTTGTAATAATACCCCCAGATACGAATGCTATAATTAAGCAAAATAAAACAATCATAGTAAAAAATCCATGTGTTCTTTTAAATTGAAGTTCATTTTCATCAAAATAAAATAGTTTTGATTTGCTAATAAATGATAATAAAAAGTTCTTGTTTTTCATATGTTATTTTTTAAAAAAAGTTAAAATACTAATTGTTATAACTATTAACGCTATTATCACATTAAACAATCGTTGTTTTCTAAAGGTTTTATAACCTTGCGGACCACCACCTATTATTATCGTTCTTGGATAATGCCACTCGTACCAGAAATCGTTCCAAATGCGTTTAAAACGAGAATTTTTCATATTTTTTGGTTTAATTAATAATCGCCTATCCATCCACAACAAGAGCAAGATTCAACGATAAAACTCATTTTTACATTACATTGGCCTCTACACTCTTCTGGATGTTCACCGTTTTTCCAAGTATTTTTTACTTCTTCTAATTTTGAATAATGAAAAGGATTATCACGCTTTTCAATTAACACCACTCTTGTTCTAATATCAAAACCACCGTCTTCCATATTTAATCTAAATGTCTAACATCTTTTTATCTCTAATTATCTTATTCCTAATAGAATTTATTCTTTCTTTAACTTCAATTACTTTCTCCATCATAACAGTTCTTGTATTTTCAGCCATATAAGCACATTTATAACAAGCATCTTTGGTTTCTATCGGTGTTCTGAAAATAAAAACACTACGATTATTTAATGTTTCAGAAAACCACATAACACTTTTCTCACAATAAACACATTTAAAATTTGCTATTCCCATTTTTAATCTAAATGTCTTTTGTCTTTATGCGAAGCTTTTTTATGATTATTATGAGTCCATAGTCGCGCAAAAGGGCTTGAAAAGTAGTTATTATATCTCATTGTGTCATCAATACATAAATCTATTTTATGCTCAGCACAATAATCACCTTTAGTTCTATCCCATAGAATTTCATCTTGTTGCTTATCGCCAGTATCAATCCATGGGTCATCAGGTGTGCTATAACGCATTGGAGTACCAATAGAAAGATGATAATCAGTAATACTAAAATGATGAGTATATTTTATACCATATTTTTCAAGCTGGTCTTCTACTTTTTTGCTCCATTTTGATCCGGTAAGAATGTGAATTTCATGTTTGTTTTCTACTAACAATTTAGAAATAACAGAAAATAATTCCGGTAAACTATCAACCACGCCATGTATATCAAAAGCTAATTTCATGTTTTTGCTATTTTAAAATTTTCTTCTCCATTTATCAATTGATTCTCCAACATAACTTCCATTACCTGTTTTTTCTCCATCTTCGTCATGATAAATATTACCTCCACCAAACGTATAATGATTACCGCTATCTTTAAATTTTTTTGTTTTAGTTTTTATTCCAAAAAACTTTTCTAAGAAATTTGGCTCAAAAGTTACTAAGTATACCCATTTTTCTCTCTCGATTTTTGTTATTTTCATTGTGTTTAAATTTTTGGTAACAGTTTAAAAATTGTTTCACCTTTGTATTCGCGTTTCATTTCTAAGATACAGGTTTGAACTCTACTTCCTTTGAATGTACTTCTTGGCAAGTGAGTAATTGATTTCAATCCAAAATT